CGACGGACTTTACTACCATTGTCTGCCTACTTACGATATAAAGGTAGTTGACACCACCGCGGCAGGCGACTCCTTTACCGCCGCATTTGCGCTGGAATATCTCCGCACCGGCGACGTTGAGCGCGCGGGCAAATACGGCAACGCCGTAGGCACTCTTGCCGTCAGCCGCGCAGGCGCGTATACCTCTCTGCCCACCGCCGCAGAGGTGGACGAATTTGTCAAGAAACGCAACATCAAATTATGAGTCGTATAATAAGCGACATAGTTTACACCGCCGCGCGAGACCAGCGCAACTGCTACGATCTCATTCTTCCCGACGGTGAGGGAGTCTGTCCTCTGATAATATATTTTTATGGAGGCGGACTCAAAAAGGGCAAAAAAGAAGGCAACAGCTTTGCTTACGCCGCCGCGGCGTCGGGCATTGCAGTAGCAGTGACCGACTACCGTCTTATGCCCGAGGCTAAATACCCCGACTTTGTGGAGGATGCCGCCGACGCGGCAGCCACCATCATCAGGGATATCCACAAGCACTCTGACCGTATTGGAAAGATATACGTAGGCGGGCATTCGGCGGGGTCGTATTTAGCCATGATGCTGTGCTTTGACCGTCACTATCTTGACAATCGCGGAGTTGATCGTTCCCGCATCGCAGGATGGCTGTTGATCAGCGGTCAGCCCACCAAGCACTTCAACGTGCTGGAGCAGCAGGGGCAAGATCCACGCTCCGTCATTATTGACGACACAGCGGCGCTATTCCATGTCCGCAGCAGCGATGGCGAGCCTTTGCTAATTGTCTCCTCCGACTGTGATATGCCCTGCCGTCTTGAGCAAAATCGACTTCTGCTTGCCACTCTGCGTCACTTTGAATACGCCGCGCCTATAACCTTTGTAGAACTGCAAGGCGTTAGTCACAGCGGTATGGTCAAGCCGGATGAGAATGGCAACGTTCCGCTGATGCCCCACATAATAAAATTTATAACCGAGACTTAACATGGCAAAAATTCTTGACGCGCAATATTTCTCCTCCCCTGCTACAGAGCTTGCGCCTGCGCTTTTGGGCAAGCTGCTGTGCTGTCGGCAGGAGGACGGGAGCGTTATCCGCGCCCGCATTACCGAAACCGAATGTTATTTCGGCGAGGAGGACACCGCCTGCCACGCCTCGCGGGGCCGCACGCCGCGGACGGATACGCTGTATATGTCAGGCGGCGTTGCCTACGTTTATCTGTGCTACGGAATGCACCAGCTTTTCAACGTGGTAACGGGACCTGCCGACCATCCCGAAGCGGTTTTAATTCGCGGAGTGAAGGGAGTGTCCGGGCCGGGAAGAGCCACAAAATATCTTGGCATCACCCGAGCGCACAACCGTCTGCCGCTGACGCCCGAGAACGGGCTTTGGCTGGAGGACGACGGAGCGTCACCCGAATATACTGCCGCGCCCCGTGTGGGCATTGGATACGCCTCCGAGGAGGATCAGGCACGGTTGTGGAGGTATATAATTAAATAGGAGAATTGGGAGTGAAAAAAGCATTAAAAATAATCATTATTCCATTCATTGTATTCATTATTATTGGAATTGTTGTTTATCTTATGCTGGAATCATCACAAATGATTGCAACTGCAGATAATATACAAAAAGAAATCGGCAAATGTATAAAGATTGAATATTATAGGTCAGCGGGACAAGGCAGACATAGTTCGTATTGCATGAATATTGTTATGGAAACCGGCAATGAATATTCCATAGCGACCGATAATGTTAACTTGCACTCCAACCCCAAAGCAACCACTTTTAACGAATTAGAAAATATTTTCACAAACCAAACAATAACTGTAGAATATGTCACAATGCCGACGCCATGGGAAGAAAAAGAGATAGTTGGTCTTAGCGATGAAAATTATACATATTTATCCATAGTAGAAACCAACAAAATCAAAGTTTTTACTCATAAGGTGTTGTGGATCACCTATGGCGTTTGTGGATTGCTATATCTGATTATACAAATACACATCGAAATTCTTTCAAAACCTTATATGACCAAGTCTCAAAAGAAACGGCGCAAGAAAAAAATCAAAGAAGGAAAGAAACACAACTCCCAAATGGACATATATAATTAAATAGAAGGAAACTTTAACCGGCGCGTCCGAGGAATCGGGCGCGTCGGCTTTTTTGTTTGTCTAAAATTTCGGCGTTTTTTGTTTTGGCTGTCACAAGGTGTCTCACTCTGACACCCTGTGGCACCTTTTTTTATTATAAAATCCGGGTGGCACAGACGAAAGGAGGACAAAAAACATGCATGAATAAGCTTCACGTCTCGGAAGCGTTGCCTGCCCCCGAGCAGTTGTTGACGCTTACCGAGAGCTACATTGACCACTGTGTCGAAAACCACCGAATGCCAAATCTTGCGGGACTTTGTCGCTATCTGGGCATATCCATGGCAGTCTTTGAGGGGCTGTCCGAATCCTATCCCGAGCAGATCGCCCGCATCCGCGATGCGTTGGAGGACGAGGCTCTCAATTCGGACATGTCGCCCTCTCTGCTGTCGGGCTACCTCAAAAAGCGGCTGGGCTACGGGGACGAGGACGTCAGATCCGACACCGACTCCGTTGTGGTGGTATTTGAGCACGACGCCCTGCGGGACGGCGAATAATGCCCCGCACGCTACGTATCGGCGGCGTCCCCTCGCCGCCACAACAGCGCTTTTTTGACTCCCGCACCCGTTTCACCGCCTACGGCGGAGCGCGGGGAGGCGGCAAGTCCTGGGCGCTGAGACGCAAGCTGATAATGCTGTGTCTGCGCTATCCCGGAATACGCTGTCTGCTTGTCCGCCGCACCTATTCCGAGCTGCGCGCAAACCATCTCGACCCGCTTCTGCGGGAATACGGTCAGCTACTCACCTGGCACGAGGCTCAAAAGCGCCTTGAGGTTCGGGGCGGCAGTACCATTCAGCTTGGCTACTGCGCCGTCGAGCGAGATGCGCTGCGCTATCAGGGTCAGGAATACGATGTCATTGCCATCGACGAGGCTACGCAACTGAGCGAATATCAGTTTTCTATTTTCAAGGCCTGTCTACGAGGCACGGGAGCCTTTCCCCGCCGTATGTATCTGACCTGCAATCCCGGCGGCGTAGGTCATGCTTGGGTCAAGCGGCTGTTTATTGACCGTCAGTTCAACGCAGGCGAGCGTCCTCAGGACTACGGCTTTATCCCCGCCCGAGTTTACGACAACTCGGCACTGCTCTCCGCCGACCCCGACTACGTTGAGGCGCTGAAAAGCTTACCTCCCCGACTTCGCGATGCCTGGCTGGACGGTCGTTGGGACGTTTTCGAGGGGCAATTCTTCCCCGAATTCTCCCCCGCAACCCATCTATTCAGCACGCCGCCCCAGACTCCGCTACGTCGGTTTGCCGCTATGGACTACGGACTTGACATGCTTGCCCTGCTTATCTGCGGAGTGGACAGCGGCGGCAACGTCTGGGTGCTTGACGAGCTATGTCTGTCCGACCTGACGCTGAGTCAAGCCGCTCTGCGCATCGCGCCGCTCTGCCACGGCTGTGACTATCTGGTCGCCTCCCCCGATCTATGGAACAGGCGGCAGGACAGCGGCATATCGGGCATGGAAGCTATGTGTCGCGTGGCGGATCTGCCGCCCATGCGGCCTGCCGACGATCGCCGCGTGGCAGGCTGGAGGGTAGTTCACGACTATCTGTGCGCCGATCAAGACGGCGGAAGCCGTCCTTATCTGCGCATAGCAAGCCGTTGCGACATGCTGATAGACTCCATGTCCTCGCTGATGTGCGACCCTCTGCGTCCCGAGGACGCCTCCGACAAGCCCCACCGTCTGACTCACGCTCCCGAGGCGTTGCGTTACGCTCTTATGAGTCGGGCTGCCCCTCCCACCCCCGCAAAGCAATTCACCTTCAGACGGCAAAGGGACGTTTACGATTTCTGATCTGTGCCACGTTCCGCCGTCATCAAAAACAAAGAAAGGCAAAAACAATGGCTAAATTATCACTTCAAAATGCATTTGCCTCGGAAGCCGCCGACAGTTTCAGCGGCATCAACCGCTGCGACCTTGCAGGTAAGCTGTCCGAGGCTTATGACATGACCAACCTCCGCATACTCTGCGACGGCTCGCTGGCGCGGCGGGAGGGCTACGCTTGCCTTGCTCAAATGCCCGCTCCCGTTACTGCCGTCGCCGCAACTCCCACACAGCCCGAGCTGCTTTACGTTATAACGGGAGGCACTCTTTACTCGGTATCTCTGATCGACGGCAGCTTTTCCACCATTCAGGACGTTGGCTCATACAACGATCCCGCCTGCTTCATCACCATGCCAGACAAGCTTTTCTTAGTCTGTGGCGAAATATACGAGATCACGCCCACCGGCATAAAGGGCGTCAGCGGCTACGTTCCGCTGATAGGACGCAATTGGAAAAGCTACGGCGGTGAGCCGTACGAGCCGCTCAATCTGATGTCGCAAAGAGCCCACATTCATTACGTCATGGAGGACCGCACCTCAATACTATATACCGGTCAGAATCTGCTGAGCGTTGACGCCGTATACGCAAACGGCGCCCGCGTCAACGACGCCGTCCCTCTGGACGGAACGTACGTACAGCTTCCCTACGCACTGGAAAAGCAAACTGAGGTGGACGTTTACTTCACCGTAAACAGAAGCGACCTTGAAGGCCGCGCCGAGCTGATGTCCTGCACCCAAGGCTACAGCTGCGGCAAGGGCGACCGCGCCATCTCGGTACTGTTCGGCGGCAAAAGTATCAATCGTATGTTTTGCATAAAGCAGGCAAGCGCCGAACAGCAGGCGGCATATGCCGCAGTTTATCCCGAAGCCGACAGAATGTACTGTCCCATGGGTCAGATGCCGCTGACCGATATGCCGGGTGGCATACGGGCAGTTTGCGGCGAGCCGGACTGTCTTTTAGTAGTCGGAGCGTACGATTCACGCCGCATCTATCCCGACGGCGAGCTGTCAATTCCGGGAGTAGGCGGCTGCAAGGCGCAGGGCTCGGTTGCGTATTTCAACGGCACGGCGTATATCGCCTCTATCGACGGCATCCGCCGTCTGCCTTTACGCTCGGGGCGCGGAGAGCTTATCTCCCACCCTCTCGGCGATCTGATTTCACCCGATGCGTCAGCCGACGCGGTGCTTTATTACAACCCCGCCGCAGACGAGCTGATAGTCAGCGATCCCGAGGACAGCGCGGGAACTGCCTTTATATTCAACGCCGCGCGAGAGTGCTGGTACAAATTTGAGGGCATCGGTGCCCAAGGCTTTTTCCGTCACCCCACCGACACCTCGGTATGCTTTTGGGTAGACGACGGAATGTTCCGATTCTCCCCCGAGCTTACCTGCGACCGTGCGCTAGACGGCAATTCTTACCCCATTCCCATTCTCTACCGCAGCTGCTGGAGCGCGCTGGGCAAGTCTGACGACGTAAAAAGAGTCCGTCGAATGCGAGCAGTCATATCAGGCGGCGGACGCGTCCGCGCTCAGCTATCCGACCCGCTGGGCGTCATATGCAGTCAGGAGCTTGAGGTGGCAGAGGGCGAGCAGCTGAGCATGTTCGACAACGCCGTCCGTTCGGGACGTGCAATTCACCTGCGGTTGACCCTGTCCTCACAGGACACCGCCCCGACTCGCATACACGGCTTTGCGCTGTCGGCAATCAAATAACGCCATACAGAAAGGAAAAGAAACATGAAACCAATTCTATCAAAAGCGTGGCGGCAGTACGAGGCGGGGCTTGAATACAAGCGGCGCATCGGACTGTTCGAGACCGTACGCCGCAACGAGCGCTTTTACAGAGGCGAGCAATGGGGCAACGAGGGCGAGGGACTTCCCCGTCCCGTCTTCAACCTGATACGCCGCATTATCGACTATCTGGTCTGCACAGTTGCCTCGGGCAACGTCTCGCTGAAATACAGCGACGAAAGCCTGCCATACATTGACGATCCACACGTCGCGAAAGCGCTTGGCGACGCGGTAAGCGCCCTGTCACGCAACGCCGAATACCGTTGGGAGCGCTCCCGTATGGACAGCAAAATGTACTCCCTGCTAACCGACGCCGCCATCTCGGGCGACGGAGTCATCTACTGCTGGTGGGATCCCTCCGTCAAGACGGGGCAAAGCTTTGAGGGCGATATAGTCACCCGTCTTATTGACAACGTCAATCTGTTCGTAGCAGACGTCAACCGCCCCGACATTCAGTCTCAGGACTATATAATTCTGTCCGGCAGAGCCGCCGTCGCCGCCCTGCGCGCCGAGGCGCGTGCCGCAGGCTGCAGCGAGGAGGATATTGCCAAAATAGTCCCCGACGACAGCCGAGCTGCTCAGTCCGGCGACATGGCAGGCTACGAGCTGGAGGGCGAGGACAGCGAAAAAGCTACCTTTATTATTAAATTCTGGCGGGAGGAGGGCAAGGTGGTATTCGAAAAATCCACCAAGAACGCTGTCATCCGCCGCGTCACCACTCCCCAGACCTTGTACCCCGTAGCTTATTTCAATTGGCAGTCCACCAAAAACAGCTTTCACGGCACCTCTCCCATCTCGGCTCTGATACCCAATCAGAAGTACATCAACCGTGCCTTCTCTATGGTCATGAAGCACATGACCGACACCGCCTTTTCCAAGGTTATATACGACAAAAGCCGTATTCCCGAATGGTCAAACAGAGTGGGAGAGGCTATTGCGGTCAACGGCGGCACAAACGTGTCGGACGCCGTGGACGTGATAGGCACAGGACAGCTTCAGGACGACTACCTCGGTCTTATCGAGCTGACGTTGCGTATGACCCGCGAGCTTTGCGGTGCTACCGAGACCTCTCTCGGTGAGGGTGACGCCACTAACACAAGTGCCATACTCGCCCTTCAGGAAGCGGCAAAGATACCTCTGGAGCAGGTGCGACGCGGTTATTTCCAATGCATCGAGGACGTGGCAAATATCTGGGCGGACATGATGTGCGCCTATTACCCCGACTCCCGTCTGCTGCCTTGCGGCTCTGCGGACAATAACGACGTCAGAAACGTCAGCTTTTCTCTCATACGCAACATTCTCCCCCGCGCCCGTGTGGAAGTGGGCGAGATAAGCCGATACAGCGCCGCAGGCACGTTGAGCATGCTCAACCGCTTGCTTGATATCGGTTGTATCACCCCCGCGCAGTACATAGAGCGACTGCCCGCTGGACTTATCACCGACCGCCCTCAGCTGCTTGAGCAGTTAAACACCGGCACAGGAGGTCAGAACAATGGATGCGCTTAACCTTTTATCCGAGGAAATACAGCCCGACACTGTCGAGAACCGACTGTCAAACACCACAGAGGAGGAACAACCCGAAAATGCTGACACGCCCAACATCCCCACCCCCAAGCCTGAGGAAGCACAAGAAAGCTTGCCCAACACAACGGAATCCAAGTCGGAGTCTGAACCGCAGTCTGACTCAGAGTCAGAGCCCGTCTCCGACGCAAATGGATCCGAATCCGAGGACACACCATCTGAGTCTTCTGAGCCCGAGCAGACGCCGACGCAAGACTTCCAAGAGGAAATATCGGCGCTCCGCGCCGACGTTGCCCGTCTGCAAACCGAGCTTCAGGCGCAGACAGCCGCATTTGACCGCATGAGTCGGGAATGCGCTGAATTTACACAGCTTTATCCCCACCAAAGCATATCCTCCATACCCAAAGAGGTATGGGAAAGCGTGGAGGACGGCGTCCCTCTCGCCGCCGCATACGCCCTTCATTGCGTCAAAAAAGAACGCCGCGAACAGCTGGCACAGCAGGTCAATCGTCTCAACCGAGAAGCCTCCGGCGGAGACGTGAACGGCGGCGGAAACCAATTTCTTTCCCCCGGCGAGGTGCGTCAGATGAGTGCCGCGCAGGTTCGGGAGAACTATTACAAAATTATAGACTCCATGAAGCTGTGGAGTTGAATATAAATCAATATTAAAAAAAACGAAAGGAAAAACACACTATGGCTATTTCTAACTTTATCCCTACTG